ATGATACAGAACCAAGAACCGGAAAAGGATGCTCCTACATGGGAATGGCTTGACAGAAAGACCAATCCGGAAAGCATAGTGATGATTTCGGGAATCGGGGCTTGTGGAATCGGACCTTGTGGAAGACCTATGGATAGATTCGCATCATCACCGCAATGGGCCGGATTAGCATGCACCACACTGGATATTTCCAGAGAATGCAGGAGCGATATTTGGGATTGCTCCCGGTGTCCCATGAATCCTAATAGGACATGAAATGAGACATAAGAATACCCCAGGGGTTTAGCGGCTCCTGGGGTATTTTGTCCCATCGTCACCGGTAGATGAAAGAATGGGACAGTCCATTTTTGAAAACGATGGAGCAGATGCGTCCGTCCATAACGGAGATACTGTCAATGATTCCGCGTAGGAATGATTTTAAGACATCCGCGTCCACAGACGATGCCAGGCGCTTATAATTGACATAGTTTCGGCCGGATAGGTTCTGTGATATGATGAACTCGCTGGCTCTCTGCACAAAGACTTCATCGGACACGGACTGGTTCCAGGTGTCCGGGTTTTCCATCCCTATCCGCTCATTGATACCCTCCAGGTTCTCAATGAGCTTTTCTTTTTCAATAATGTATTCTTTTTCGGACATCGCATCATCGGAATAAAGGTAAAGGTTCGTCAAACGCTCCAGAGCGCGTTCTGCTTTCTGCTTTTCCTTCCGGAGCCTTGAAAGCTCTGACTGCGCTTGTTTTTTTCCGTCCTTCTTGATTTTGACTCCCTTCCCATATACGTCTCCAGATATTTTTCCGGATGCCAGGACAGAGTATAGGTCATTCAGTCCATCCGGTTCAATTCCTTTTACCTGGATGAAGGTATCTCCAAAAAGGAGACGCCTTTGCAATTCCTCCGGAGATGATATTTCAGCAAAGTCACGCTGCGCGTTAAGCATATTCAGTATATAGTTAAAAACGAACTCCCCTACAACCGGATCAGAGATAGTTGGGCAGTTGCAGGCGGCAGGAGACTTCCGGCGTGTCGAGCAGGAGTATTTTGAATATTTCCATCCGTCCCTTGTCACATTGCCTGGGGAGCTGTTCATGGGTTTCTTGCAGGCATTACAATACATGAGGCCACCGAACACATGAATATGTTTCGATTCATGTTTCCTCTGATGGATTTTATATTGTTCTGCCTGGGAATCCAGGATGGCAATTATGCGCTCTTTCTGCTCCCGGCTTATCATCGCCGGGTGGTGGTCCTGGACGGTTATCCATTCTGATTTATCTTTCCTTTTCTGGCGGCTCCCTTCCTTTAGCCGGTTGTACTGATAATCTCCGCAATAGAACACATTTCGCAGGATGATTAGGAGTGTGGTGGCAGACCATTGATTTCCGGCACGAGAAAGCAGCTGGCGTTCATTAAGGATTCTGGCTACACAAATCAAGGAGCGATGTTCCTCATAAAGATTGTGCATCATTTCCACAACGGACTTTTCTGCCTCATTGAAGGAAAACTCCCCGGTCTGAATGTCATAATTATACCCATATGGAACGCGGCCACCATTCCATAGCCCATTATTCGCCCTGGAAATCATGGTAGCGGTCACGCGCTCTGATGTCATGTTACGCTCCAGCTCTGCAAAGACCAGGATGATTTTGAGCATGGCCTCACCCATAGCGGTAGAGGTATCAAACTGTTCATTCTTGCTTACGAAAATGACACCAAGCTCTTTCAGCTCATTGTACATGGAGGCGAAGTCCAGGAGGTTCCGGGAGATGCGGTCTATCTTCCAGACAAGAAGATGCGTGAAAACTCCCTGCCGGATCTGGGACATCATCTCCTGGAATTTTGGCCGGTCAGTATTTTTCCCGGAGTAGCCTGCATCCTCGAATATCACATAATCGTCCGTATTCAGAAGGAGTGACGCATACGCAATTAAGTCTTTTTTCTGCATAGGCAGAGAATCTTTATCTACCTGGTATAAGGTGGAGACGCGGACATAGATAGCCACACGCGCCTTGCTACGTTCCATCAATGCCTTTACTTTCTTGTAAGCCATAGAATACCTCCCAAAAAAGAAAAGCCCCTAAATGGGGCTATGTACTATACCGCAGCCTGTCGCTGGCAAGCAAATTGTGATAGGAACCGGGTTTCTGCCTGGCTTATCCTGGAGTTTATCTCCCCGATTCTCCCGTCCCTGGACATAAGCAGTAGCTCCCGGCACTCTTTTACTGTGAATAAATGGCACTGGTAAATACCAGGAATAAAAGCCTTTCGGCAGATGGTTAGCAGTTCTTTTTCTGATATGCCGCATCTGCAGCAAAGGCCAAAAATTTTGTTCACAATACCGGCATCTACATAGGCAGACGATCTCCAGCTTCGGAAATTGTCCTGCTGGTAATACAGCAGGCGCTCTATACTGTCAAATCCGTTTAAGTCAGAGTAGAACGCCATACAGTAATAAGCAACTGCTATCTGAGGGTTCCCTTCCAGTTCCACGAACCGGCCCTGGCGCACACGGGCATCCCGGAGCAGGCGATAATTTCCAGTTCTCAAATACAATTCTACTTCCAGAGTGAGGCTATCCCACCGCATATCATTCCCGGTACCGTCCCCAGGAACAGGACGCATATAATCTGGTAACATAAGCACCTCCATATCTATCTCCGCCGCCTACGGAAATTGTCTATCCTAACAACCTTTTTTCCTCTTCTTGACGGCGCATTTCAGCATCATAGGCAGCCCTAAGAGAGCCTAAGACAATCTCTTTTGCGTAATCCGGAATGGAGCGGAACATTGCAAGCAGCTCAATTTCCTCAGGAGAGTTGCATTGCTTTTTATAGTTATCTGGAGAAACATATTCTTTTCCATTAAGAAGAAAATCAACAGATACACCAAAGTGATTTGAAAAATCCATAAGTATTTTCGAGTTTACGGTGGCTCCGTCTCTCCATCTCTGTACATTTCCTGGGCTCAATTCAAGCTGTTTCATTAGAGGGGTGAGCTTTTCCCCTCTCTGTTCACATAATTGCAAAACGTTATCTAAGAAAGACACAGCATCACCCTCCAAAATTAAATACGCTATGAGGTATTAAAATATTGACAAATACCCTATAGTGAGTTATGATATATATGTGAGATACATTTGTGCGATTTGTATTCCACGACAAACGGCACATCTGTATAGACGCTCTGAATTGCGTTACAAAGGACAGAGCGCACATATTCATTTTAACAATGTATCGTCAAAATGTAAAGTAAAAATGTAACGCACATCATAGCAAAGGAGGTAAGAGAGATGGAGAAAAAGCTAACTCCCTGGTGCGAGAACGTAAAAATTGCCATGATTGAGCGCGATATGAACGTACAAGGCCTGGCGGATGCTATTGGAATGTCGCGTGTGTATACATCGGCGCTTATCAATGGCAGAGTCCAATCCGAAGCGACCATGAAGCTCATAAGTGATACGTTGAACATCAAAAGCCCGGAAAAGAGAAAATCTGATTCCTGGTGCAAGAGCGTGAGGATAGCGATGGTAAAGCGCGGATGGAGTGTGCTGGATTTGGCAAAAGCAGCAAACATGAGCAAAGGCCATACATCTGCGGTCATCAATGGAAGAGTGCAATCTGCCCAGGCAGTCAGAACCATAAGCGATGTACTAAACGTTGACGCAGCTGCTCTTTCCTCGGATGCTACTTAGATTATAGGCCAAAAGGACGGTGAATGACATGGGGAATGGCTCTATGAAAGACAATGATAATGTGTACTTTCTTGCCAGGAAAAAGGCGGCAACATACAACGAAAGGCTATACAGCAGGGAAGGGGCGGCAGAACTGCTGGGAGTGTCCGTATCAACGCTGGCCGACTATGAGCTGGGGAATACAAAAGTGGTTCCGGTGGATAAAGTGGTGCTTATGGCAGACCTCTACAACTGTCCGGAATTGAAATACAGCTATTGTAAGAATGAGTGTCCAATCGGGAAGTCAATGCCTATGGCAACGCAGGCAAAGAACCTGGAGGGGATCGCGCTTCGGCTTATCCGGGAGTTTGATGCTGACAAACTGAAAAACATTCAGAAGGACCTAATCGAAATTACGGAGGATGGTGTTATAGACGATACAGAGAAACCGGCTCTGAAGTCAATCATGGAGAGACTGGACCAGATGGCGATTGCCATCAGTGAGTTAAAGATAGCAGGTGAAAAGGCACTGAAAGGTTGAGTGATGGTTATGGATGCTGCCAAGTTGAGGGAGATTCTGAAAACACAATATGGAATAAAAGATGATAGCGAGTTCGACACGGCAGTTGAAAAGTCATCTGGAGTAAATTTAGGGCTGTTCACAATGCCGCTGATGGAAAGGAGCAGGGATGAACGCAAGAAAACAGAGACGGCTATTGCGTAGAGTAAAGCTCGTGGCTATTGCAGCTGCTACCGTCTATACATCAATCGGAATAAGAATGATTGTAACGGATGCAGGAGAAGGGATAGAACGGACTTCGGCCATATATACAACAGAAAATGCTGGAGCAGGAATCCATGAATTTTCCGGGAGAGAAACGAGCCAGGGAGTAAAATTCCTCGTACCGGAACCGGAAACCGAACAATCCTCTGAATGGGACGCAGAAGATTCCTATCTGCTGGCAAAACTGGCGATGGCGGAGGCGGAAGGCGAGGACACCGAAGGAAAAGCACTGGTTATCCTGGTGGTTCTGAACCGGGTACGGAGCGAAGAGTTCCCGGACACAGTAAAGGATGTCATCCTGGAGGAACATAACGGAGTGTGCCAGTTCAGCGTCACCCAGGAGGGTGGACGGTGGTACACGGTGGAACCGGACGAGGACTGCTACGAGGCGCTGGAGCTGGTAATGCTGGAAAATTGGGATGAATCCGAAGGGGCGCTGTATTTTGAAAGCCGGAGTGATTCTACCTGGCACCAGAATCATTTGCAGTTTCTTTTCCAACATGGGAAACATTTTTTCTACAAGGAGGGATGACATTGCAGAAAGTAAAGCGGTTCATATACCGGGAGTGGATATGGATAACGCTTGGAATTATACTCACACGGTTTTCTGTTGAATACGCATTCCAGGAGCGCGGATACCTGGCTTACGGAGGGGAATGGCTGGTGCTGCCGGTTCTACTGATGACAGTAAACATGGCAAGGAACATCGCCGGTACCGTGATGATGATAGTTGGAGGAGAGGAGGATGCAGATGCCAGAAGAATTGAAGCGGATCACCGCAGGGTTCGGCAAAACCGCAGGCGGAGTGACGGACGGCGAAGCAGATGAAATATTCCGGATTTGCCTACGGAAAATGGAGATATGCGGCATCGAGAACCAGGAGAAATATCTGCCGCTCCTATTCCGGGATGAAGTAAGGAATTTTATCATACGCAGGGGAATAAACGCCGTCACCACATTAAGAAGAATGGGGGTGGAAGTCAGTGTGTGAGATATGCAGACAGAATCCATGCCATCCGAGATGCCCAAACGCGGAGGAACCGAAGGGGAAATACACTTGCATCAAGTGTGGATATGGAATCATGGAGGATGAAGAATACCTGGCATCTCCGGACGGCCCGATCTGCATGGAGTGTCTGGAGGACATGACTACCAGGGAAGTAATTGAGATATGCGGCGAAGAGCTGCAAAAAGCATAAAGGAGGATAAACAATATGGCAGGACAGCAGCAGAGGCAGGCACCGGCACAGCAGGGCCAGCAGGGGGAAGTACAGAGGCCTAAGAGTTCCGCTGTACTTGTGAAGGAGATTATCTCCAGGGATACGGTGAAAAAGAAGTTTGCGGAGATTCTGGGGCAGAAAGCACCACAGTTTCTTGCATCATTAACAAACGTAGTCTCTGGGAGCGCACAGCTGAAAAGGGCAGACCCTAATTCTATTGTATCAGCGGCTTTTGTGGCGGCAACATACGATCTGCCGATTGACAGTAACCTGGGATTCGCGGCAATCGTTCCTTACAACAACAGCAAGAAGAATCCGCAGACCGGAAAGTACGAGGACCACATGGAGGCCCAGTTCCAGATGATGTATAAGGGCTTTATCCAGCTGGCAATCCGCTCCGGGTACTATGAGAAAATGAATTACGCCGTGGTGTACGAGGATGAACTTGTTTCCTATAACCCGATCACCGGAGAGATTGTTTTCGTGACGGATTTCTCTGAATGTACACAGAGGGATGAAGGGCAGGCGGATAAGATTGTCGGGTACTATGCATGGTTCCGCTTAAAGACCGGATACAGCCATGAGCTGTATATGTCAACAAAGGCGGTGGAGAATCACGCAAAGAAGTATTCCCAGGCATACCGGAGCGATCTGAACAAAGGGAAGAAAAACAGTAAGTGGACTACAGATTTTGAGACTATGGCTCTAAAAACGGTCATCAAGCTCCTGCTCTCCAAATGGGGCATCTTATCTGTTGATATGCAGAGAGCCATCCAGGATGACCAAAAGACATTTGACGAGGAGGGAGAGGCATCATACGGCGATAACCAGCCGGACGCAATCGAGGCGGAGAATGTGTTCGAGCTGCCGGGGCCGGATAATGGCCAGCAGATGGATGGACAGACAGAGAGCGCGGAAAGCATGAGAGAAACCGGGGCAGATGCAGCAGATGAAGGAGGATATGTAGACCCGGATGAAGTGGACGCTTTCATGGAAAGCATGGGTTTAGAGGAATTGCCGTTTAAGTAAGGAGGAACAGACATTGGAGTTATCGGCGAGTAATTATTACAGCGCGGAGGCAAACCGGGAATTTATGAGCGTGTCGCAGTACAAGGATTTTGCCGGGACATACGGAGAGCTGGGATGCGAATATGGAGCGATGGAAAAGCTGGCCGGACGCTGGAAAGAAAAGAAAACAACTGCCCTTCTGGTGGGGAGTTATGTGGATTCCTATTTCGAGGGGAGCCTGGACAAATTCAAGGCAGAAAACCCGGAGATTTTCAAAAAGACCGGGGACAAAGGACTGAAAGCAGAATATATCAAAGCAGATGACATCATCCGAAGGATAAAGCGCGATCATTTCTTTATGATGTGCCTCTCCGGAGAAAAGCAGGTAGTTATGACCGGTGAGTTGTTTGGAGCGAAGTGGAAGATAAAAGTAGATTCCTACATTGCGGATAAGGTCATCGTTGACTTGAAGGTCATGTCATCTATTACGAAGCATGAATATGTACGGGATGTAGGCTACCTGGATTTTATCCGGTATTGGGGCTATGACATCCAGGGAGCAATCTACCAGGAGATTGTCCGCCAGAACACCGGAAAGCGCCTGCCTTTCTACATAGCGGCGGCAAGCAAGGAGGATGAAACCAACATCGAAGTTATCCATGTGACGGACAATTTCCTCAAAGATGCTATGTCAATGGTAGAGGCGGCTATGCCCAGGATACTCCGTGTGAAGAATGGAGAGGTAGAACCAGACCGGTGCGAGAGTTGCGATTGCTGCAGAAGTACGAAGGTTTTACGGAATCCGATCACGATTTTAGACCTGGTAAAGGACATTTGAAATCAAGAGCGGCAGATTGGCGGTGATGCAAGTATGGCATGGATAAGCGTCCACGGACAGGTAATAGGGGGTAAACTCAGAAACCTGGCAAAAGAAATCGGATGCTCCCAAAATGAAGCGTTGGGACTGCTCATACGTCTATGGCTCTGGGGGATTAACAATGCCAATAAGGAAGGTTTCATTGTCGGGGCTGATAAAGCAGACGTGGCGGATATTCTGAATATTGGCATTGATAAGAGATATGCTCCGGATGTAGTTGTAGAGGCGATGATAAATACCGGATGGATAGATATTGCAAATGGTTTATATATCCATGATTGGGAAGAATGGCAGGAACAATGGTATAAAGCAATCGGATTAAGGGAGAGGGACGCTGCCAGAAAGCGTGAGGAGAGGAAACGGTCAAGGCTCCAGAACGATGCAGGCAGGAGGATAGATACTATCTCCCAGGAACCGGAACCGGCGGCAGCTCCACTACCGGCAGTAGGTGATTCTCCAATACCGGAAAATCCGGAAAAACCGAAAAGGACAGCAGCGGAAGAACGTACTCCTGCATTTGAGGAGTTCTGGAAGGTATACCCACGCAAGGAAGGAAAAGGCGAGGCATACAAGAAGTACAAGGCGCGTCTCAAAGATGGGTACAGCGAGGAGGAGCTTCTGGAGGCAGCTACGAATTATGCCGGCCGATGTGCGAGGGAACGGACGGAAAAGAAATATATCAAAATGGCTAAGACCTTCCTAAGCGATTCCCTGCCGTTTGTGGACTACATTAAAAAGCAATCGCAAAGTGAAGCAAGACAAGAGCAGGCGGATGGAGTGAATCCGTTTGGGCAATTCCTTAAAGGTTAGGAGGCGGATAACGTGAGGGAATTTGAAAGGATCGCCACCGGGATATTAGCGGAGGCGGCACAGAAAGCAGGTGAGGCGGAAAACAATGCCGGGGACTATACCGGCAGTGATGGCCTTCTGCATTGTGGCAAGTGCCACAAGCCGAAGGAGAAAATACTGGAGTTCCCTGGCTCCCTGGACAGAAACGGAACCGGGCGCAGGATGAAGGTGCGCTGCATGTGCGACTGCGAGACAGCGGCCAGGGAAGAAATGGTCCGGAGGGAAAAGGAAAGGGAGGAGATGCAGCAGCTACAGAGGCTCCGGGATTCCAGCCTTATTGAAAGCAGGCTACGGGCGGCAAGGCTGTCCTCTTTCGTCAAGACCAGGGATAACCAGAACCTATACACGATGGCGCAGCGGTATGTGGAGAAGTTCGAGGACATGTACAAAAAGAGCCAGGGGATTCTTTTCTGGGGGACGGTGGGAACCGGTAAGAGCTTTACTGCCGCCTGCATCGCGAATGAACTGTTAGACCGGAGGGTTCCGGTCATAATGACATCATTCGTGAAGATTCTCCAGAACATCCAGGGCGGCAGCGTGGACGAGGCGCAGTACATAGCACAGCTGAACCGGGCAAAGCTCCTAATCATTGATGACCTGGGAACGGAGCGCAACACGGACTATGCCCTGGAGAAGGTCTACAACGTGATAGACAGTCGGTATTTATCTGGAAAGCCTCTGATTCTCACAACGAATCTGACGCTCCCGGAGATGCAGGAGGTGCAGGATACCAGATTCAAAAGGATATATGACCGTATCTTTGAAATGTGCTATCCGTTCCGGGTGTATGGAGATTCCTGGAGGATGGGGCAGGCGGCGCAGAGGTTCGAGGACATGAGGAGCATACTGGAGGGATGATATGGCAGATGCGGTGGAATTGAAGATTTATAACCAGGATGACCGGCTCCAGGTGGCGGCGATTCTGATTAAGAACGGTTACACGGTGAGTCAGGGGAAAAGGCAGAGGACAGCCACCGGCAAGACGATGGACTATTTCCTCAAAGTATCAGAGGACGGAGACAATGCTGATACATCGAAGTAGGAGGTAATGATTTGGACAAAGTGAAATTTACAGTCCTGGGGGAGCCGAAGGGGAAAGGCCGGCCGCGCTTCAGCACACAGACCGGGAGGGCTTTTACTCCGAAGCAGACGGTCAACTATGAGACGCTGGTACATACGGAGTACATGGTACAGTGCAAGGGGTTCCGGTTCCCGGATGACGCGATGCTGGACATGAGGATTCTGGCATACTATTCTGTACCGAAAAGCGGAAGTAAGAAGGAGAAGGCCAAAAAGCTGGAAAACATCATCCGCCCGACCAAAAAACCGGATATGGATAATGTGGTGAAGATGGTGGCGGATGCGCTCAACCAGGTAGCGTACAAGGATGATACACAGATTGTGGACTGCCAGGTCCGGAAATTCTATTCCGAACAGCCCAGGATTGAGGTTATCATCCAGGAAGTGGGAGGAAAGGAATGAAAGGAAAAAAGGTAAGGCTGCTCTTGAAAATGGCAGTGGTTGTGGCGGTGGTGCTGGCAGCGTTCTGGATATTCGTCTGGCTCATGGCTTATCTTATCGCCTGCGGGGTGGCGGCTGGAATCGGTACATTGCAATTTTGAAGATAGGAGGGATGCACAAAATGAGGCCAAACGAGGTTGTACTGGTTATCCTGGAGATTTTTTTCTCCCTGGGAGTAGTCTCTGAAAAGAGCGAACGTAAAAGAGAGCAGCTGTTAGTAGGGCTGGGGATATGTGTTGCCGGACTGGTAACCGCACAAATTTTTGGTTAAGGAGGGAAATGTGGCGTATTGTCAAAGGTGTGGAGGGTACTGCGCCGACCATTACACATATTGCAGGGATTGTTATTTTGAGTTAGGCCAGCCGGCAGGTATGGCTACAAGCAGAGGGCATAAGTGCAGAGGGTGTGGCGCGACCATATACGGAAGGTATAATTACTGCATGAGCTGTGCAAAAAGAAAGGGCTTTATCAAAAAATAGGAGGAGAACACATGGAACAGAATGAAATCCAGAAGATGGAGGGAGAAGTTGTGGCAGAGGGAACGGATGGGGCGGTGCTGGCTCCGGTCAAGGCGGAGATGGAGTTTCGGCTGATAAACCCCACGGAGGGCGGATTCTTAAAGCGTATTGAGTGGAACCGAGCAGAGCTGGAGGCGGCAGTCAAGGCGAAGGTGGCACAGTACGAGGGCGTCACCTACACGGATGATACCATCCAGGCGGCAAAGGCAGACCGCGCAGAGCTGAATAAGCTGAAAACCGCCATCGAGGACCGGCGGAAGATTGTGAAAAAGGTAATCAATGAGCCGTACACGGTATTTGAAAAGGAGCTGAAAGGCATCCTGGCGCTCATTGACAAGCCGGTCGGCATCATCGACACGCAGATCAAGGACTATGAGAACCAGAAAAAGGAGGAGAAAAAGGAGAAAATCCGGGAGGCGTATTCTGCAGCAATCGGAGAGCTGGAGAAGGTCATCGAGTTTGAGAGGCTGTTCGACACCAGGTATCTCAATGCCACATTCTCCCTGCAAAAAGCCATAGCGGACATCCAGGGCAAGATTGAGAAGGTCAAGACAGACCTCCGGACTATTGATGAAATGTGTTCTGACTATAAGACCAATGCCCAGGACATTTATCTGAAAACCCTGGACTTGTCTAAGGCGATGGCAGAGGAAAAGCGCTTGCGCGATCTGAAAGAGAAGATGGAGGCAGACAAGAGGGCCAGGGAGGAGGCAGAGCGCCGGAGGATTGAGCAGGAGGAGGCCAGACGCCAGGAGCTTGCCAGGAGGCAGGAAGAGGAGGCGAAGCGCCGGGAGGTAGAGAGGAAGGCCGCACAGGAGAGGGCGGCAGCCCAGGCAGCGGCAAGGGCAGCAGCCCAGGCAGACCAGGCGCCCAGGGAAGAACCGGAATCTGATAACGGAAATACCCAGGCTGTGAACGTTTTCGGCACTTCTGATAACGAAAAC